CTGGAGATGTAACAACCTCTACTTTTAACATCCCAGTAAATGGAGTAAGTACAACTTTACCAAGTACAGCTTTACAACAAAGTGATTTACAATTTGATTCACCTTATAGTAACTATAGTTTAAAGTTTTCAACTACACAACGAGTAGACACTAATTTTACTTTACCAGCATCTTACACGAGCTATAGTTATTCAATATGGTATAAACAAACAGCTGCAATAGGCTCAGCAGATCAATATTTAATTAGTAATTGGCCTCAAGGTGGTAGCTCCGCTGATATGTTAGGTTGTGTTCGCTTCAATGGAAGTGTTAATTTACGTTTTTTAACAGGTAATGGTACTACGCTTTATCAAACAACGGATTTAAACGTAAGCACTTTACTTTTAGATGGCAATTGGCACCATATCGCTATAACCATAATTAGTGGAGAAATTAAATTATACATAGATGCAAGTTTAGAAAATACATACTCTAATGCCAATATAGTCACAGGTATATCAGCCAATAGAGATTATGCTTTAGGTTTTTCTGGCAATACGGCAAGTGGTGGTTATTTAACTAATTCACTGTTAGATGAGTTTGCTATTTTTAATAAAAAACTAACAGAAGCTGAAATACTTTCTATATATAACAATGGTAAGCCAGGTGATATAAGTACTTTATCTCCTACTAATTGGTGGAGACTTGGTGAAAATGCTTATTTTGTAAACAACGATATTACATTACCTAACTCAATTACTGGAGCACCTAATGGTGTTAGCTCTGGAACTGCTACTTCAATGCTATCAGCTGATGCACCTGGAACTTACGCAAATGGTGTAGGAACAAATTTAGATATTATAGATCGTGTAGGAGATGCACCTGTATCAACCGCTAACTCACAGAGTTATAATATGATTCCAGATGATAAAATACCTTATGTACCTGGATATGTTGGAGATCAAATAGCTAATAATTTTAGTATGAGTTTTGATGGTAATGATGATTATATGGAAATTACCGACGACCCTTTAAAAGATGGAGCTACAAATTTTACTTTATCAGCTTGGGTTAAAGCAGATGGAACAGTAGGTGGTTCTGATAGGTCTTTTTTACAAAACTGGGTGTCATCTTATGTTTTTATAATAAGGTATAAAGATAATGGTAATTTTCAATTATACCTAAATGGTGCTGTTAATAGCAAAAGAATAGATGTAGCATTGTCTTCGCTTGGTTTAGTTAATAATAATTGGAATCATATAGTATTAGTAAATGAATATGACAATAGTCAAATAAAAGTTTACGTAAATGGAACTTTAAAACATACTCAAACAAGTGTTCAAGTTGCATATCCTTCTAATTCTACTCCTTTAAGCATTGGAGGTGATTATAATTATTGGGATGGAAAAATAGACGAAGTAGCAATATTCGATAAAGCATTAACAGCTGACCAAATTAAGTTTGATCTATATGAGCCTTCATTACCTTTAAGTAGCAATAAAACAGCAGATATAGAAAATAATACTAACCTACCAACGCCAGCGGCTTGGTACAGAATGGGAGATTAATATGAGTACAAAGTTTTTAAGTCCAGGCTGGCGAATGCCAAGAAATGCTAATCAGAGTAAAAGTTCTAATTACAGTTTAGATTTTATACCTACTGATATTATAAACGTATCAGGATTTAGTACAGCACTTAGTAACGTTAATAATGGTACAAGATCGTCTGATAACAATTTGCCTTTTTCTTGGTCTGTATGGTTTAAATCAAGAAATAGTAGTAACAGTCAAGGTGAAATTGCAGGGTATGGTCAATCTCAAAGAAATGGAATAAGAATTCACAATAATGTTTTTAGATCTAATTACACTAGCGATTTAGCTGGTACAACTACAATAAATCAAAACGTTTGGTATTATGGCGTTGTAACTTACGATGGAACTACAAGAAAAATCTACGTTAATGGATCTTTAGATGCTAGTGATACTCCATCTTCAGCAGCGATTTCTAACCAGTCTTTAACTATAGGTGTTTATCCTAACGGAAGTTCTTCTTTTAATGGAGAGTTAAATGAGTTGTGTTATTTTGACTATGCACTTTCAGAAAGCCAAATAACAACTCTTTGGGGCGGTGGAACATCCGTCTCAAACCCAATGGCTTTACCAAATCCACCTATCGCTTATTATCCTTTAGGTACATCTGCTTGGAACGGAAACTTTTTAGCAGAAAATAATGCTATTGGAGATTATGTTTTTGAAATAGGTAATTATCCACAATTACCAATATGGTTAATTAATGCAGGCACAATTGCAGATTTAAATTCAAATATGGCTGAATTATCTGTTTCTATATGGTTTAAAAAAACAGGTGGAAATAGGACAAGTGATTACGCAATACTTAGCAAGGTGGGGGCAAATAACCCAACTTCATTTGGGTTATTTTGGAAGCGTGACCAATACGCTACACAAGGAATAAATACAGCTTTTAAAATAAACAATGGCAGCGTTCAAGCTGTGGGTGGTCAATCTAATACTGGTAACGAAGTATCAATAACTATTGAAGATAATAAATGGTATAATTTAGTTGGAACTTATGATGGCACAACTCAAAGTTTGTACATAAACGGAATTTTACACGATTATAAATCTACATCAGGAAATATTACAGGCGTTTCTGATAATTTTATTTTAGGCGCAGGAATATATGATTTTTATAATTGGCCTGGTGAATTATCAAATTGTATGATTTGGACTAAAGGGTTAAGCCAATCAGAAGTAACTACTATCTACAATTACGGCTCACCAATAAGAACTTTAGCTAGTATACCTCAAAACTCTAATCTAAAAGCTTGGTATAAACTAGATGCAAGTGAGATTTATAATAGTTCAAGTACAGAGTGGAGTGTAGATAATAATGCTAATACTTCTACTTATGATACATCTATAAATTTAGTTAGAGCTTCTTCACAGAAAATTGATATTGCTAATGGATCTGAGCTTGATTTTACAGGAGATTTTACTATGTCAATATGGGTGAATCTTACTACATCTAATAATAATATGGGAATTTTTAATAAAACTTCTCAAGCTAATAGTAATGGCGTAACTTTATGGAAAAGAGGAGGTGCTAATTTTGAATTTTATGTTTCCGAATACAGTAATTATTTGACATTTGCTTCGCAAGGAGATAATATTTGGCAACAAATAACAATAACGTTAAACCGAACTACTGGCGAAAGAATAGCTTACGTAAATGGTGAACAAGCAGCTACTTTAACTCATATAAAAACATTTACTTTTCCAAATCAAGGCTGGGATATAGGAACTTTTGCAAATAACTCTCTTAATTATTTAGATGCTAAAGTTTCTAATTTTAAATTATTCAACAGTGTATTATCACCAACAGAAGTACAAACTTTATATAATAATGGAACTCCTTTAACTGATATGAGCTCGTTTACTTCTCTTCAAGGATGGTGGAAACTTAATAATTTATCCTCAGGGTTAACAGACTCAAGTTCTAATAGTAATAATGCTACTATTACTAACAGCGCTACTGATTACGCTGGCTTTGTAAATGCACTAGCTGGCGATAGCTCAGGAATGTCTCAAACAAACCTTGTTCAAAGTGACTTACAAACAGTTGCACCTTATAGTAAATATGCTATGAGCTTTGATGGAACGGATTATATAGATTGTGGTCATATAAACTTAACAAGTGCCTTTTCTTTAAGTTTTTGGACTAAATACACGACGACATCCACAGTTAATATAATAACACAAAACAATTCAAGCCAAGCTACTTTTGGTATGTATCAACTCTCAGATGGTAAAATCAGGTTTTGGGTTACAAGTTCAGGTAGTTATAATTCTTCAAATGAAATAACCGCTGACACTGTTACAAATGATGGAAATTGGAATAATATTGTTTTAATTAATGATGGCACAAATTTAAAAATTTATATAAATGGAAGTTTAGACAACTCAAGTTCTAATGGTGTTTCATCTCCGTATAATGGAACTGCAAATTTTTGGATTGGTGGCTCTCAAGCTGGAGGAAATAAATTTAATGGTTCTATTTCAAATGTATCTCTTTGGACTTATGCTTTAACATCTTCTGAAATAAGAGAAATTTATAATGAAGGTCTTCCTAGCAATTTACATAATTTTTCTGGAACAGCTCCTGTATCTTGGTGGCAGTTAGGTGAGAATAGCTCTTATGTAAGTGGATGGGTTTTTGCAGACGAAATGCCTGCTGGTAATAATGGAACTGGATATGGGTTGGCTGAAACAGCTTTAACAAACGGTGTAGGTACAACAGCTAATGGAGTGTCAACTGGAATGTCAGTTGGAGCTTTAGTAGGTAATGCGCCATATAGTACGGCAAATGCAGTATCAAGTGGGATGAGTGTTGTGTCAAGAGTTTCTGGAGTTAGTGATGCTACAATAACAACTGGAGGAACTGGGTATTCTACTGGGACTAATATTGCAACAACGGGTGGTAGTGGTACAAATTGTACAATTAATATAACTACTGTTTCTGGAGGAGCTATAACTGCAATAACTATAAATAGTGGTGGTAATGATTATCTAATAGGAGATGTTCTCACGGTATCAGGTGGAAATGGCAATGCTACAATAACAGTTTCAGGTCTTAACACTCCGTAAAAAATATTAACTTTGTAAAAAATAAAAAAATGGCAACAACTTATGTAGTAATGAACCTATCTGATACGAACTCAGTTTTATTCAGCCAGGTGAACCAATCTTCTGCTCAAACAATGAGAAGAAATGTAGCAAATACGCAAGGCGTTTTATCGTTTCAGGTAGAGCCTTCTTTTATCACTAACGGGTCATTAGTTCCAGTAGGGACTTATACTCACGAAGAGATACTAGTTTTATTAGCTACTCCAGAATGGACACCAGCTGAACCTGGAGAGTGAAGTATAGAAAAAAAATAACAACAAAAAGACCTGGGGTACATTCTAAGAATGCGTCCAAAGGACAAACGGCATACAAACCAAAATACCGTGGTCAAGGCAGATAATATGGAGGAAACTATCTTAATAGCTTTGATTTCAGCGCTTGGAGTCAAGGAGATATGGAATATAATTAAGAAGAAGATTGATATCAACGCTAAAAAAGAGGATGATCAAATAGGTAGACTTACGGAAAAAATTAGCAGCCTAGAAGTAAAGATAGATGAACTCATTCAAGAAAACCTCAACCTTAAAGTAAAGGTGGCTAAGATGGAAGAAAGAATATTATTAACAGCTAAAAATAGAGTAAAAAAATGAAACTATCTAAAAACTTGTCTCTTGCTGAAATGCTTAAAAGTGGCACTGCTAGCAGAAGAGGTATAGACAATAGTCCAACCGAAGAACACATTGAGAATATGAAAGTATTTGCTGAGAAGATATTTCAGCCGATTAGAGACCATTTTGGAGTTCCTTTTAATATTAGTAGTGGTTATCGCTCAGAAAACCTTAATAAAGCCATAGGAGGCGCTCACAAGTATATAGATGGTGAGTATGTAGCTACCTCACAACATTGTAAAGGAGAAGCTGTAGATTTAGATAGAGACCACACTACAGACCCTAACAATGCTGAGGTGTTTCATTACATAAAAGATAATTTAGACTTTGATCAATTAATTTGGGAGTTTGGAACAGAAGAAAATCCTTCTTGGGTTCACGTAAGTTACAACGTAGATGGAAAGCAAAGAGGCCAAATACTAGTGGCTTATAAAGACGATAATAACAGAACCAAATACAAAGTCTATGGAAGAGAAAATTAATCAGCTTTTACAAGGTCAGGCCGTAATGCAAAATCAACTAAAAGAAATTAGCAAGCAAAAAAACGACCACGAAAAAAGAATTAGAAGTTTAGAAAAGAAGTTCTGGACATCCATAGCAGTGCTTTTAACAGGAATAGGAACATTTATAGAAGGTTTATTTTTACACAAATGATAGAAGAAAAAACAGAATTTCAAAAAATGCTAGAAAAACTGGAAAACAAACCAGTTCCAGAAAGAACGTGTGACATACACGATGAAACTTGTGAAAGTTGTTCAGGATGAAAAAAAAACTAAAAGACACTAAATTAGGTCAATTTTTAAAAGATAAAGCACCAAAAGTATTAGACATTGTTGGGGACGTTTTGCCTTCGTCTGGAACCTTGGGAATTGTTAAAAATATTATCTCTAAAGATCCTGATTTAACTGCAGAAGAAAAAGACCAAATTCATCAGCAAGTAGTAGAGCTTTACAAGTTAGAGGTGGATGATAGAGATTCAGCTAGAGAACGAGAAGTAGAATTAGCCAAATCAGGAAAGTTTGACCTAATGTTTAATTTAACAGGTTTGGTTGGGTTGACTTGTTTTTCTTTCTTAGTTTATGCAATTGTTTACTTACAGGTTCCTGAGCATAACAAAGAAATTTGGATTCATTTAATCGGGGTAACAGAGGGAATCGTGTTGAGTATTTTCGGTTATTTTTATGGTTCGTCAGCATCAAGAAGAAAATGATTATCTTTGTAAAGATAAATTAAATCAAATGAAATTAGAAGAAAAAGAATTAAAATCTTTGAGAGATTTAAACTCGGAGTTTCAATCACTTAAAGTACAATTAGGAGAACTAGCAATACAAAAAAATTCAGTTCTTAAAAGAGTCGATTCAATAAGAGTTGAATTTGAATCACTTGAAAACGAATTAATAAAAAAGTACGGAGAAAACTCTGTAATTAACTTAGAACACGGAACAGTAACACAAAAAGAAAATGTCTAAAATAAGTAACACCACTAGCTACCCAACTAAAGGAAGCCCTGCAGGTACAGATTATGTAATAGGTACTGATGCATCATCTAAAGAAACTAAAACTTTTACTTTACAAAGTATAGCTAATCTTTATAGTGGAAGTGGATCAGGAACGGTTACTAGTGTTGCTTTAAGTGGCGGAACCACAGGATTAACAGTAACGGGTTCTCCAGTTACAAGTAGTGGAACAATTACTTTGGCAGGAACTTTAGCCACTACAAATGGAGGAACTGGCTTAACATCTATTGGAACAGCAGGTCAAGTGTTGAAAGTTAATTCAGGTGCAACTGGATTAGAATGGGGTGCTGGAGGATCAGGAACCACCTATACAGCAGGAGATGGTTTAGACTTAACAGGTTCTGAATTTAGTACTGACTTAAAGGCTAATGGTGGTTTAGTTATAGAATCAACAGAATTAGCAGTAGATTTAGGAGCTTCATCAATAACAGGAACCCTAGGGGTTGCAGATGGAGGAACAGGTGCTACTACTCTTACAGGTGTATTAAAAGGAAATGGGACAGGTGCAATTACTGGTTCATCTGGTATAGGAGATTTATCTAATGTATCTTTTCCAGCATCTACTAACGATGCATCAATGTATATTGGAAATGGAGTTCCTAGTGGATTAATTGGAACTCCTACTAAAAATACAGCTGTAGGTGAAGGCGCAGGTAATGGCACTACTTCAGGATCAAGCAATACTTTAATAGGTACTAATGCAGGATTAGGTGTAACAACAGGAGGCACTAATACTTTAATAGGTACAGATTCTGGAGATACTTTAACCACAGGAGCTGGTAATGTCATATTAGGTGCAGGTGCTGATTCTAGCGCTAATAATGTTAATGCAGCTGTTGCAATAGGAAAAAACACTGTTGCTAGCACTAGTTCAGTTGCTATTGGTGATTCCGCATCAGCAACTGGAGGTGGTATTGCTTTAGGAAGAGGAGCTACTAATACTGTAGCAAACCTAGCGTTGGGTAGTGCTACATATCCATTATTATCTACTACAGACTCTGGAAATGTAAATGGATTAGGAACTGGACAAGCTCCAGCTAACTTTATAGAAGTGCAAATAGGCTCAACTAAGTATTATATGGCTTTATACGAGCAAGCATAAAATCAAATGAAATGGAAATTAGGAAAATATCAATTGGTCCTGACTATAAGTCTGGGGCTATGCACTACCTTATTGGACAAGATGTTCTAGGAGGTAATTATACCATACACCATATAAGACAAGAAAAAAATTGTTTTAAGATTTGGATTATTAGAGATAATGAGATTGTTCTTTGGAAAAGTTTTAATGCAACTATTCCCGTATCTATAGAATATAATATTAACTTTTAGTATGAAGTCACCTTTTGGTTTTATCGTAACACCAGTAAAAAATACTAGGTACGATAATGTAAAAAAAATAGGAGATGTTGACTTTATTACTAGTTCTTCTAAAGAAGATCACACTGTATCTAATCGTTTTGCTAATGTAATATCTACTCCAATAAATTATAATGGTGACATAAAAGTAGGTGACGTATTAGTAGTTCATCATAATGTATTTAAGTATTATAATGATATGAAAGGCAGAGAAAGAAGTGGTAGAAGTTTTTTAAAAGACAACCTATTTATAGTAGAGCCTACTCAGTTTTTTATGTATAAGCAAAATGGTCAATGGAAGTCACACCTGGATTATTGTTTTGTAAAACCATTTTCTAAAGAAAAATCTGTTATATTTAATAACGATACTTATCAACCACTGACAGGAACTATTGAAGTTACTAATGAGATACTTACTGAATTAGGTGTTAAAAAAGGAGATAAAGTTTGTTTTAAACCTGAGTCAGAATATGAGTTTAAAATAGATGATCAAACATTATATAGAATGAAATCTAAGAATATAACAATGAGGTTATGAGTAAAGAAATTAAATTAAAAATAATTCAAGCAGGTAGGAAAGCAGTAGACCAACTAATTAAAGTAGCTGAAGAAAAAATTATTAAACCTGATCCAGATGATGAGCTGGCAGCAGACAGACTAAAAAATGCAGCAGCCACAAAAAAACTAGCCATCTTTGATGCTTTTGAAATATTAAATCGTATTGATTCAGAAGAAGAGGCTTTAAACAGTGTAAATAAAACTAGTACTAATCAAGGATTTGCAGAAAGAAGATCGAAATAGATTATATAAAGTTGTTCAAGATATTGTGCCAAAAACAGCTATGGCTAAAAAAAATAAAGCCAAAAACTGGGAGTATGGCTATAATGAAAAGTATGATATTATAGTTATTTCTAAAGACGGAACGCTAGGTGACATCTATGAGATTCAAGGACTAAAAATAGGGCTACCTAAAACACCATCTAAGTGTTATTCTAATAAAGAAAAATGTTGGCAACCGTTTGAGTATCCTAAAGCACTATCTAAAATAAAGTCTATATTTCAATGGAATGAAATGCCGTCTTCATTTAAAGATGCTTGGGTAAGTTACATAGAGCAAGAGTTTGATAAAAGAGAAGAAGGTTTTTGGTTTGATAATAATAATATACCTACTTATATTACAGGCACTCATTATTGTTACTTACAATGGACTAAAATTGACGTAGGTCATCCTGAATTTAGAGAAGCCAACAGAATATTCTTTTTATTTTGGGAGGCTTGTAAAGCAGATAAAAGAAGTTTTGGAATGTGTTATTTAAAAATAAGACGTTCTGGTTTTTCATTTATGGGTTCAGCAGAAACAGTTAATACAGCTACTATATCTAAAGATGCTAGAGTAGGTGTGTTATCTAAAACAGGTACTGATGCCAAGAAAATGTTTACAGATAAAATAGTTCCTATATCCAATAATTATCCGTTCTTTTTTAAACCTATTCAAGATGGAATGGATAAACCAAAGACAGAATTATCGTATCGTGTTCCTGCTAGTAAGATTACTAAAAGAAATATGTATCTTACTGATAATCAAGAACTTGAAGGTTTAGATACCACTATTGATTGGCGTAATACTTCTGACAACTCTTATGATGGTGAGAAACTACAACTACTTATACACGATGAAAGTGGTAAGTGGGAAAAGCCTGAAAACATACTAAATAACTGGCGTGTAACAAAAACTTGTTTGAGATTAGGTAGTAGAATTATTGGCAAATGTATGATGGGCTCCACATCAAATGCATTAGATAAAGGAGGTAATAATTTTAAAAAACTATACTATGATTCTGATGTAAAAAACAGAAATGCTAATGGTCAAACTAAATCTGGTTTATATTCTTTATTTATTCCTATGGAATGGAATTTTGAAGGCTATTTAGATAAATATGGTATGCCTGTTTTAAATACTCCAGAAAGAGCTGTCCAAGGAAACGATGGAGAGTATATTACTACAGGATCTATTAATTATTGGGAGAATGAGGTAGACTCTTTAAAAAATGATGCTGATGCACTTAATGAGTTTTATCGTCAGTTTCCTAGAACAGAGTCTCACGCATTTAGAGATGAAAGTAAACAATCGTTATTTAACTTAACTAAATTATACCAACAAATAGATTATAATGATGGTTTAATTAAGGCTAGGTATTTAACACGAGGTAGTTTCTTTTGGGAAAATGGTGTTCAAGATTCTAGAGTAATATGGAGTCCCAATAAAAATGGAAGATTTTTAGTTAGTTGGCTTCCTAAACAACAATTACAAAACAGGAAAGAACAAAGAAACGGAAGGTATTATCCTGGTAATGAACACCTTGGTTCTTTTGGTTGTGATAGTTATGACATCTCTGGAACAGTAGGAGGAAAAGGATCTAATGGAGCTTTACACGGAATGACTAAGTTTCATATGGATGATGCTCCAACCAATGAGTTTTTTCTGGAATATGTAGCCAGACCACAAACAGCAGAGATATTTTTTGAAGAAGTATTGATGGCTTGTATATTTTACGGTATGCCTATACTTTGTGAAAATAACAAACCTAGACTATTATACCATTTTAAAAATAGAGGTTATCGGGGGTATTGTATGAACAGACCTGACAAACAATTTAATAAACTGTCTAAAACAGAAAAAGAGCTGGGCGGTATTCCTAATACTTCAGAAGATGTAAAACAATCTCACGCTTCAGCTATTGAATCTTATATAGAAAAATATGTTGGTTTAGATTTATCAGAACAGTTTAGACCAATGGATGAAATGGGCTCGATGTACTTTACAAGAACTCTAGAAGATTGGGCTCGTTTTGATATTAATAAAAGAACTAAATTTGATGCTACAATTAGCTCAGGACTAGCTATTATGGCCAATCAAAAACATTTATATACTCCTGTCAAAAAAGAGTCAAAAATAAGCATTAACTTTGCAAGATATGCTAATAAGGGGAATTTAAGCGAATTACTAAAATAAATGAAAGACGTTGAGATATTACTAAACCCCACAGGTTTTCCAAATCAATTTGCCACTGATGCTGAAAAAGCAACAATGGAGTATGGATTACAGGTAGGTCAGGCCATTCAATATGAGTGGTTTAGAAAAGGTGGAGGTAGCTGTAGATACTATAGTCAGCTCCAATCTTTTAATCAATTAAGAAGATATGCAAGAGGTGAGCAATCAGTAGCTAAATACAAAAATGAATTAGCTATTGATGGTGATTTATCTTATTTAAATTTGGATTGGACTCCAGTTCCCATCCTTCCTAAGTTTGTAGACATTGTTGTCAATGGAATGTCTAACAGATTATTCCACGTAAAAGCATATGCTCAAGATGCTTTATCAAGTGAACATAGAAACAAATACCAGAAGTTAGTTGAAAGAGATATGCTTAATAAAGATATCTTTAGTGACTTCCAAGAATCTTTTGGTATCAACCCATTTATGACAGATGTAGAAGATCTTCCAGAAAATGATGAAGAACTTCAATTACATATGCAACTAAAATATAAACCATCTATTGAGGTAGCTGAAGAAGAAGCTATTAATACAATACTAGATGAAAATCACTACTTAGATGTAAAAAGAAGAGTAGATTATGATATGACTGTTTTGGGTGTGGGTATGGCTAAACATCAGTTTTTACCAGGGAGTGGTATTGAGGTAGATTATGTTGATCCAGCCAACGTAGTGTATAGTTATACAGAGGACCCAAATTTTAAAGATTGTTTTTATTGGGGTGAGATTAAAACAATGCCAATTGCAGAGCTTATTAAGATTGACCCTGATTTAACTAATGAAGACTTAAAAAAGATATCTCAATATAGTCAAGGTTGGTATGATTATTATAATATTAATAGGTTTTATGAAAACAGTTTGTTTTATAAAGACACTGCTACATTATTATATTTTAATTACAAAACCACTAAAAAGTTTGTATATAAGAAAAAGATGTTAGAAGGTGGTGGAGAAAGAATGATTGAAAAAGACGATAGTTTCAATCCACCAGAAGAAATGATGAAGGAGGGTAAGTTTGAGAGAGTAGAAAAAACTATTGAAGTTTGGTATGAAGGTATTATGGTAGCTGGCTCTAATATTATGTTAAAGTGGGAGATGGCTAAGAATATGGTTCGACCTAAGTCAGCATCTCAACACGCAATGCCTAATTATGTGGCTTGTGCTCCAAGAATGTATAAAGGAAACATAGAATCGTTAGTAAGAAGAATGATTCCTTTTGCAGACCAAATACAAATTACACACTTAAAACTACAACAGGTAGTAGCTAAAATGGTTCCAGATGGTGTATTTATAGACGCTGACGGATTAAATGAAGTAGACTTAGGTACTGGTCAAGCCTATAATCCTGAAGACGCTCTAAGGCTTTATTTCCAAACAGGTAGTGTAGTAGGTAGAAGTTATACTCAAGATGGTGAGTTTAACAATGCTAGAGTTCCTATACAGCAACTTAATACTAGTAGTGGTCAGTCTAAAATGGCTGCACTCATTGGAAACTACAATCATTATCTAGGAATGATTAGAGCAGTAACTGGATTAAATGAAGCTAGAGATGGTTCTACTCCTGATCCAAATGCATTGGTAGGTGTTCAAAAATTAGCAGCACTAAACTCTAATACAGCTACAAGACATATACTAGAAGGAAGTTTATATATAAGTAGAACTATTGCTGAAGGGTTATCACTAAGGATAGCTGACTTACTAGAGTTTGCTCCATTTAAGGAAGAGTTTGCTAATCAAATAGGAAAGTACAATGTAGATAGAATAGAAGATATTAAAGACTTGTATTTATATGACTTTGGAATATTTATTGAAGTAGCTCCAGATGAGGAGGAAAAAGCAATGCTAGAGCAAAATATTCAAATGGCATTATCTAAAAACGATATTAATTTAGAAGATGCTATTGATATTAGAGAAGTAAGAAATCTTAAAATGGCTAATCAGTTATTAAAACTTAAAAGAAAAAGAAAGCAAGATGCTGATAGAGAAGCAGAAGCATTAAAACAACAGATGACTGCACAAACACAGTTCCAGTCTCAGCAAATATCCGCTCAAGCAGCACAACAAAAAATACAGTTAGAGGGTGAAATGAAAATGAGAGAGAAACAAGCAGAGGTTGCTTTTGAGATAGAGAAGTTGAAAAATGAAGCAGCTCTTAAGCAACAGTTAATGACTTATGAGTTCCAACTTAATATGCAACTAAAAGGTATTGAAGAAAGTCAAATAAACAAAAGGGAAGAAGGTAGAGAAAAAGCAAAGTCTGATAGAATAAGTCAACAAAATACGGAGCAGTCTCAATTAATTAATCAGAGAAAAAAAGATTTACCTCCAATTAATTTTGAGTCCAAAGAAGATAGTTTAGATGGGTTTGATTTAGCAGAGTTTGAACCTAGATAAAATAAATAAAATAATTAGTAACTTTGCATAATAAAATCAAATCAAATGGAAATTAAAGTAAAAGAGTATGATGCTGGACCGCAAAAGTCTAAGGCACAAGTAGAAGAAGAATTATTACAAAAGCACGAAGCCGAAGTAAGCGGTGAAACTGCAGAAGAAACTAAGGTAGAAGCAGTTAATATAGGTGAATCTAAAACAGAAGAACCTATTAAAGCTGAAGAACCAATTAAAGAAGAGCCTATAGTGGAAGAAAAACCACAAATGGGTGAACAAGAAGTTCTTTCATTTATTAGAGAGAAATACAGTAAGGAAGTTAATTCTATTGATGACCTGCTTGCTAAAAGAGAGCAAGAAGAGTTGCCTGCAGATGTAGCAACTTACTTACAGTATAAAAAAGAGACTGGTCGTGGATTTGAAGACTTTGCTAAAATCAATAAAGATTATAGTAAAGAAAATCCTGATCAAGTATTATCTATGTATTATTCAGAAATTGAAGAAGGCTTAGACAAGGAAGAAATAGATTATTTACTTAATTCTAGATTCGGAACTGACCCTGAAGTTGATTCGGAAGATGAAATAAAAAAGAAAAGCATAGATAAGAAAAAAGAGCTTGCGAAGGCTTTAAAACACTTTGAAAGTCAAAAAGAAAAATATAAAGTTCCTGTTGAGTCAATGGGCACTACGTTTTCTGATGAAGACCAACAGAGGTTTAAAGCTTATCAAGAACAAGTGGAGAAATCCAAGGAAACTGAAGGATTAATGCGAAAGCGGTCTGAAAGTTTTCAGGAGAACACCAATAAATTGTTTACTGAAGAATTTAAAGGTTTTAAGTTTAACATCAGTGATAAAGAATATGTTTATTCTCCTGGCGATTTCAACGAACTGAAGAAATCTCAATCTGACATTATGAACTTTATATCAAAGTTTACTAATGATCAAGGAGAGATATCTGATGTAGTTGGATATCACAAGTCGTTGTCAATGGCAATGAATCCTGAAAAGTTCGCAAAGTATTTTTACGAGCAAGGGGTGGCATCAGCGGTTAATGAGTCTGCTAAAAAATCTAAAAATATAAATTTAGATATGAGGCAAACTCCGCAAGTGACATCAAAACAAGGATTTAGTGTTAAAGCTACGACTCCCTCGTCTAGGCGAGGATTGACAATTAGGTCACCAAAAAATAAATAAGTTAAACATTAAAAATAAAAAACAATGAGTTTAAATATACCAGGTTTCGCTCTACAGCCAAGTGCTACTAGAGTGCCAACCGCAACAAACTATATGACAAGTTTTGATTTTTTGAATCAATACTTGCCAGACACCTATGAAAAGGAGTTTGAAAGATATGGTAATAGAACTATTTCTTCATTCCTTAGAATGGTGGGTGCTGAGATGCCTTCTAACTCTGACCTTATTAAATGGGCAGAACAAGGTAGATTGCACATTAAATATACAGACGTAAAAACTGCTAATGCAGCTGCTGCTGATACTGTTGTATTTGAAGTAGATGATGTGTTAATCCCTGCTAATCAAGTTATGGCTCCAGCTACAGCATCTCAAATAGCTATTAGAGTAGGACAAACAGTTATGATATCTGGAAACGCTGGTTTTGCTAGTATTTCTAATAAAGGTATTGTCACAAGTCTTGATTTACCAAATAATAAGTTTACAGTAAAACTTTTTGAAGCTGGTGGATATACTGGTGTTGGTACTGGCGTAACTTTAACTGAAAGAGTAAGTGTTTTCATTTATGGTTCTGAATTTAACAAAGGAACTGACGCAATGGAAGGTTCATTAGAGCCATTTGATACTATTTTAGAAAACAGCCCTATTATCATAAAAGATAAATATGCTGTTAACGGTTCTGATATGGCTCAAATCGGGTGGGTAGAAGTATCTACTGAAGATGGAGCTGATGGATACTTATGGTATTTAAAAGCAGAGCACGAAACAAGAATGAGGTTTGAAGACTATTTAGAAACTGCAATGGTGGAAGCTGTTAAAGCTGAAGCTGGATCAGGAGCTATTGCTGATGTCAAAGGGTCTGAAGGATTGTTTTCTGCTATTGAATCAAGAGGTAATATTTTCACAGGAGCTATTACTGCTTTATCTGATTTTGATGCTATTATTGAAAGGTTAGATAAGCAAGGAGCTATTGAAGAAAATGTTCTTTTCTTAAACAGACAAACATCTTTTGAGATTGATGATATGTTAGCTGCTCAGAACTCTTATGGTGCTGGTGGTTCATCTTACGGATTATTTGATAATGACGAAGAGATGGCATTAAACCTAGGATTTACTGGATTCAGAAGAGCATATGATTTCTATAAGTCAGATTGGAAATATCTTAACGATCCTACTATGAGAGGTGGTTTAGTTGGTGGAGCTATTGATGGTGTATTAGTACCAGCTGGTTCAACTAATGTTTACGACCAAGTATTAGGAAGAAACGCTAAGAGACCATTCTTACACGTAAGATATAGAGCTTCAGAAATGGAAGACAGACGTTATAAAACTTGGGTTACTGGTTCTGCTGGTGGTGCAAGAACGACTGGAAAAGACGTGATGGAAGTTCATTTCTTATCAGAAAGAGCACTATGTGTTATGGGTGCAAACAATTTCGTATTGTTTAAATAATAACATAATTTATGGAGGGGAGCAATCCCCTCCTATTTTTTAAACTTTAAATTAAATCAAATGAAAAAAAAGAAAGAATTAAAAGACCGTGTTTATAAATTAAAAAATGATAAACAACCATTAAGTTTCACACTTAATTCTAGAAACACAAGAAGAAAGCCATTATTACATTTTGATGGCACTCACAATAGACCTTTACGTTACGCTTCTAATCAAAAAAGTCCTTTTGAGGATGAGCAGGACAGCAACGCTGTTTTAGAACCTGTTATATTTGAAGATGGAATGTTGTTTGTTGCTAAAAATAATCCTGTGTTACAGGAATTTTTACATTACCATCCAGACAATGGTGTAATGTTTGAAGAAATAGATAAAGAAGCAGATGCTCAAAAAGAAGTAGAGTATTTAGAAATAGAATCTAAAGCATTCAAACAAGCGTCTGAATTAACTATAGATCAAATGGAAACATTAGCTAGAGTATATTTAGATTTAGACACTAGAATACTTACTACATCTGAGTTAAAAAGAGATGTCATATTATTTGCTAAAAATAATCCTGTTGACTTTTTAGATGCCATTAATGATCCAATGTTGGAATTACAAGATACTGTAGTTAAAATATTTGATAAAGGATTATTAAGTTTAAGAAACAATGGTAAGGATGTTTACTACAATCTTAAAAGTAAAAAGACTAAACTATTAATGGTTCCTTTTGGTGAAGACCACATACAAACAGTAGCTGGGTTTTTTCAAAGAGATGAAGGTGTTGAGATATACAAAGCATTTCAAGATATGTTAAAGAGTTAGTAAGGTATGTTAACACAGTGTGTTAACACACTAACACAGTAAAAAAAAATAGACTATCTTTGCTTTTTATTAACACATAAATTTTTTTATTATGCAAAAATACTTAAGTATACCCGTCAAAAATGAGCAAAACCAATTAGTGCTTATAAATGATGTAGCTATTGTAGAGCAAGAAAGTACTACATCAGTTAAAATTCATTATACATCAGGAAAACACGTAGAGGTAGCTCACGACACAATGGCCGCTAACAATGAAGATGTTAGAGATGCTATTGAAGATGCTATGTTAAAAGCTTTACAATTAGCTTGGACAAAACCATCTTTTCAATTAAGTTTAGCTGGAATTGCAGATGCTGCTGGTGGAGTACCAGAAATTTCTGGTTTAACATTCGGTTAATTATTGATAATTTTTAAAATACAAGGGAGGTTCTAAAAAACATTAGGACCTCTTTTTTTTTGCTTATCTTTGTATCAAAAGATTTTAGATGATAAATTCTGTTAGAAATACTGTTCTTTCTATACTGAATAAAAATAATTACGGATACATATCTCCCAGTGACTTTAACCTTTTCGCAAAACAAGCACAATTAGATATATTTGAAGATTATTTTTACCAGTATAATAATCAAATAAATAAAGAGAACAACAGACTTACTAGACTATCTGGAACGGGATATGCTGACATTACCAAAGGAATAGAAGAAGTAATAGATAGTTTTTCAGTTACGTCATTCTTAACTAGAGTTAATGCCAATATTTATTCGCTTCCTACTGATTATTATTTAATTAATAAAATATTCTATTACTCTACTCAGTTAGCTTCAGGAACTACTACGGGAACTACTGTAGGTAAATTAGATGATGTGGATGCTAACTTTTTAGGAGTAGTAAATATAGGTGACATAGTAGTAAATACCACTGACTCCACATCTGCTTTTGTAACAGCAGTTGCTAATACATCACTTACTTTAAGTAGTGACATAATAGTAAGCGGAGAAAATTATGTAATTTATAATAATGATAATATTAGTGAAGTAGAAAGAGTGCATCAAAATAAAATATTTTATTTAACTAACTCTAACTTAACAGCTCCTACTACACAATATCCAGCTTATGTTTTAGAAGGCAACAACGTTACTGCTTATCCAACTACTATATCTGGACCAGCTGATTTACAAACTCAATATGTTAGATATCCAAAAGACCCTAAATGGACTTTTACTTCTCTTAGTGGTGGTCAACCTCTTTTTGATCAATCTCAAGCAGATTATCAAGACTTTGAGCTACCGCTGTCAGACGAAACGGATTTAGTAATAAGTATTTTAAAATATGCTGGTTTATCTATTAGAGAATCTGAAGTAGTTCAAGTAGCTGATGCACAGCAAAAAATGGAAATGGTACAAGAAAATAGTTAATGGCTTATATATCACAATATCAATATTATGAAAACAATGGTAATGTTCCTGAGAATGCTAACTGGGGTTCTTACCAATATGTTTCTTTACAGGATATCGTAAATAACTATATGTTAATGTACGTTGGCAACAACAAATTAATTAACAATGTAGATAGATATCAAATTTTATTTCACGCTAAAAGAGCAATACAAGAATTAAACTACGATGCATTCAAAGAAATAAAAATATTACAGTTAGATGTAGGAGATAATCTAAGATATATATTACCATCAGATTACATAAACTGGGTAAGAGTATCTATATATCATAACGGTTATTTATTTCCTTTAACAGAAAATATTCAAACTAATTACGCAGAGGCTTATCTTCAAGACAATAATAATAAGATTTTATTTGATCAAGATGGTAATGTATTAAAACCAGAAAACTCTACTATTGATTTAGAAAGAATTAATAATACTAAAAAAAGTATTTATTTAAATAAAAATAGCCCTTACGACAATATGGAAGGGTGGTGCATAGATGGATGCTGGTACTTTGATTATGCTGTAGGAAAAAGGTTTGGTTTAAATACTGAGACTGCTAACGCACTACCTACATTTAAAATAGATAGTAAGGGTGGCGTTATTAATTTTAGTTCAGGAGCAGCTAATAGATCTGTTATATTAGAATATGTTTCAGATGGTATGGAAAATGGTAATGACTCTTTAGTTACTGTAAATAAAATGTTTGAAGAGTTTTTATACTCTTATATAAGTTATTCTATATTAAATACTAAACTAAACGAACCAGAATACATTATAAACCGATACAGAAAAAGCAAGTCAGCACTATTAAGAAATGCCAAAATAAGAATGAGTAACATTCACCCTGGAAGACTACTTATGAATTTAAGAGGCCAGGATAAGATTATAAAGTAATATGCAATTAAATAGTTTATTCTTTAAAGGCGTAATGAATAAGTCTACTGACGAAAGGATACTACCTCCTGGAGAATATGTAGATGCATTAAATGCTAGATTAGGTTCCACAGAAGATTCTGAGATTGGAACTTTAGAGAATACCAAAGGGAATACTTTATTAACCAATATTACTAATCAAGGAGTGGCATTGAGTGCTAATGCACTTTGTATTGGTTCTTATGCAGATGATTCTGATGAAACTATTTATTGGTTTATTACTGATCCTGGAGTAGTTGATTTAATTGTTTCGTTCAATGTAAAAACTTCTGTTACGATATATCATATTATATCTACTACTATTCTTAATTTTAATCCTAGTTATTTAATAACAGGAGTTGAATTAATAGATAGATTTTTAATATTTACGGATAATTTAAATCCACCTAGAAAAATAAATGTAGATAGGTCTTACGCATTTCCTATTGGTGGTGTAGACCAAATAACAGCAGATGAGATTAAATTAATAGTAAAACCACCTATAAATCCACCAACCTTTACTTTATCTAGTGCTGATAACGATGATCAAAGCTTTTTAACAGATAAATTTATTTCTTTTGCATACAGGTTTAGATATGAAGATGGAGAGTACTCTGCTTTATCTCCATTTAGCTCACCTGCTTTTGAGCCTAAAAATGAGATTCCTGTAGAAATAGATTTTAATACTATTAAAAATGAATCAATGGTTAATGCATATAATGCAGCCACTGTTTTTTTTAATACAGGTTCTTCTTTAGTAAAAGAAATAGAAGTTTGTTATAAAGAAAGTTCAAGTTTAGTAATTAAAGTAATAGATAGATATAGTAAATCAGATTTAGGATGGGCAGATAATACTACTCAATCTATATTTTTTAGAAATAAAGAAGTATTTAGTGTTCTTTCAGCAAATGAATCTTCAAGACTTTATGATGCCATTCCATTAAAAGCGAAGGCTTTGACACAATCTGGAAACAGATTAATGTTAGGTAATTATGTAGATGGATATGATATGAAAGATAGTAGTGGGTTAGATGTTAAATTAGATTATGTAACTAGTTTAGTTAATATACCTAATCAAATTCAAGGTAAATTACTATCTTCAGACTATCAGGTTCTTAATGGTAGTTCAAGTGCTAGTACCATAAGTGTAGATAAATCAAAAGCAGTTTATGACTTTGGTTTAACACAATTTAACCAAGGAGCTTTTGTTTCTTTTACAGCTACTTTTACAAGTTTATCTAGTGGTGCTAATATGTATAATCGAAACTCTGGAATATTAAACTTAACAAGGTCTTCTGATTTTTCATTTACCATTACTTCTACTATTCAATTGACAGATACTTATGCTGATGTGGCTTCATTTGTAGGTAGTAATGATTTTAAAAATTTAATTGGAACAGGATTAGGCACTGACCCCTCTCCTGCTTTTAAAACTTTTACTAGTGCTGCTACAGGTGTTACAGCAACAGACCAATTTAATAGTAATTTATTAAATAATAGTGCTATTAACACCGCAGGAGGAGTTAGTGTAAGTGTAACTGCAGTTAATTCAGCCGTTCCAAATGCTGCTGTTGCTACAGCTTCACCTGCAGCTCCTTCTTATCCAACAGGACAAACGGGATTTGTAGAGGCGTTTACAATGACCAGCCCAACAGAAGTAAGTTTACAAGCTTTAATGGCTGTTTATGAGCAGACTGGGAATACGTCATTTGAAGGATTTGAATTTGCAGATCCTGAAACTAATCCTAGTTTCTTTACTATTAGTTCAAATAGAGGTAAAGAAAGTTTGCACAGTAATAGAGATTATGATGTAGCAATAGTTTATATGGATGATTATGCTAGGTCTAGTACTGCATTAGTTAGTTTAGATAGTAGTATTAATGTACCTGCTTCTAATTCTGTATTAATTAATAAAGCCCAAGTAAATATTCCAGTTTCTCAAAAACCACCATCTTGGGCAAAGTATTATAAGTTTGCTATCAAGCCATCTAAATTAAATTATGATACTTTATTTTTTATTAGAGCTGAGCCTGATAAAAATGACTCTACTGAATTTTTCTGTTTATTAGAAGGAGAAACTGCTCAAAAAGTATCAGATGGAGAAATATATACAGTAAAAGCAGATATTGATGGTCCTAAATCATCATATGTAGAAGCTACTTGTTTAGAGAAAACCACTAATCCTAATATTGATACTGCCTCTCCCTCTTATCCAGGCCCAGGCCCTTATGCTAAGTTTTCTCCTGGAAATGAATACAGAATAAACAATCCTGATTTAATTAATGAAAAAAGTATTAATAAAGAAAAAAATGCTTTAATACCAACAAGAGGTATTGATGCTGTTACTAGCTTAGCTACAGGAACAAATAATCCATTTTCAAATACTACTATATCAACAGGAACTGATGTTACTATAAAAATAAAATGTGAAAGAGCAGATGATCAGCCTGGAGCTGTTTTGAGTAATGCTGCTTTAGTTCAAAATTTACAAACTGGTTTTAATAATAAAGAAAACAAAAACAAATTCAGTAATTTAATAGCTACAAGAAGAGCTGATAAAGATTATTCAGCAGGAACACTTCAGGCTAATTTAAACCAAATGGTGATAGATCAGTTCACAAACGCCAGTGGGTTTTTCTCAAACGATGATATAAGTTATGGTGGTAATGATGGTGAAAAATTTAGATATAAATTAGATACCATTACAATTACTAATGATAATACTCCAGCGATACCGAATCAAGATACAAGTGATTATGGTGTTCATATAGTTAGTTTTGATACCAAATCCAGCGGTGGTTCTACTGTTCAAGGAATTGGAGTAAGGTCAGGGTTTGAATGTAGGGTAAATTACATAACTAATGGAACTTCAAAAGTGTCTATACAAGTAAAAATAAGTAATATACCTGATGGTCTTTTTGTATTAGAGACAGACGGTGAAGATGCTGCTGATGAAATATATTATGAAGGAAATCAAGTTTTTGAAATAACTAACGATTTACATACTGGTAGTGTTCAAAACCAAAATACTTGGACTTTTTATGATAATGCTCAAAATGCCGCTTACAGGTCTTCACAAGCATTACCTGCTTCTCAGTTTTATGGTGGAAACTTAGCTCTAACTAGTACAGGAGGAACTGCTGATAACGCACCATTTGAAGTGGGTGATACAGTAAACGTACAACAAACTAACTTATCTCCAACCAATCCTCAGTACAATGGACTTCATACTGTATTAGAAAAACCAGATGCTAAAACTATTGTATTAAGTGTTGCTTTTGGTTCAGCAACTCCAGTTGAGGGAGGTACAGTTAATGCAGACGCTATTATTGTTACTAATTTCTTTAACTGTTATGCTTGGGGAAATGGTATGGAAAGTTGTAAAATACAAGATTCTTTTAAAGAAGATGCTGTAAACATTGGAGAAAGAACTTACACTTTAGCACTTTCAGAATTTAAACAAAAACGAAGAAACGCATCTATTACTTATAGTGGCGTATATAATGATGAAACCAAACTAAATAGACTTAATGAATTTAATTTAGGTATACTTAACTTCAAAGATTTAAATGAAGACTTTGGAAATATTGAACTTCTTAAAGCAAGACAAAATGACTTATTAGTGCTACAAGAGGATAAAGTATCTTATGTTTTGGTAAACAAAAACTTACTTACTACTGCTGCTGGTCAATCTGATGTTACCTCTACACCAACAGTATTAGGTAAACAAATCACTCGATTAGAAGAATATGGGATTAGTCATAATCCAGAAAGTTATGCTGAGTTTGGATATGATAAATACTTTACAGATGCCAAGCGTGGTGCAGTGATTAAGTTAAGCGGTAGTTCTTATTCTAATGAATCACTAGAAGTTATATCCCAAGCAGGAATGAGGTCGTATTTTAGAGATTTATTTATAGCAGATTTTAATACTCAAAAAATAGGAGGATACGACCCTTATATGAATGAGTATGTTTTAAGTAGTAATAACAAAACTTTACCAGTTGACACTCAAGTAGTAGCTTGTGGATCAGAACTAGAATTCAATAATCAAACATCAAGCTTTACTTATACAGTTAATTTAGGTAATTCAATGGGAACAACTGATATAGACTATAATGTTACTTCAGGTAATATTGATATATCTGTTACTTACGATGGAAATAGTGCTACGTCTGGAAGTGTTACTGGACTTGGGACTTTTCAGTTTAGTAAAAACAAACCAACTGTTGACACTGCTAGCATAACTGTTTCTATTATAGGAACATCTGCTAATTATTCTATTACTGTGGATTGTCCAGATGCTAATGTAATTAATGTATATCAAATATGTATTAATAGTGAGTTTACTGGTTTAGCTCCTAGTATTCATAATCAATATGAATGGGTTTCAACTAGTTTAACACCAACTGTATCTAGTCCACTTATCAACCAACCTGTGACTTTTACAAATGTTGCTACAGGAACAGGTAGTGGAACACAGAGAGTTGCTCAGTATCAGGTATATTCTTCTCAAGTAGCGGTAGGAACTACTCCAACACCTAATGCTATAATAACTGTTAAGTCTGCTAAAACAGGCTCAGATACATTTGATTTTAATACTAATAATGGAAATAGATTATTGCATCTATTAAGTAGCACTACTTACGCCAATACACAAACAGGTATTAATAATTTATTAACTGCAGCTGCAAGTAATAACTTAACTATATCTAACACATCTACAGGAGTTTTTGAAGGTTCTTTAACCTATACGAATACTGGTACTATTCCCGTTTCTAATTTATATTTAATATATGACTACAGAACATCAACATCAGTTAGTTTATCTTTCGGATCTACTGAAAGTATAGTTTGTGGTGGAAGCGGTAGCTCTGGAACCTATTACCTAGACGCAGCTGTACCATCTGAAGCAACTGCTGTTTACAACGATGCTGCTATGACAGTTCCAGCTGCTGCAGGATATTATTTATATGTAAACCCTAATCCAACAGTAGCTGACACTTATTGGTTAAGACAAGACGCAAACGGAGTAATTGTTCAAGTAAGTGAATGTTCAAGTTAAATTATGGCAGAAGTAACCTTATCATATAGCCCAGGAGTAAAAGGATGGCCTTCCTTTTATTCATTTATACCAGATTATATTCAAGGTATGAACAACTATTTATATACTTTTAAAAATGGTCAATTATACAGGCACAATACTAATAGTTTGAGAAATAATTTTTATGGTGTTCAGCATAATACTACTATTAAAAGTGTATTTAATAAAGGGCCATTAGATACTAAATTATTTAAAACAATAACTTTAGAATCAGACTCACCTTGGTCTGCTACTTTAGCCACTGACTTACCTCAAACAGGAAGTATTAGCTCTACCTTTTTTGAAAAGAAAGAAGGTAATTACTTTGCTTTTATTAGATTTTTAGAAACAGATATTAATTTATTAATGAGATATGCTAATGGTATAGCTAATGTAGGCACAGTTGATGCCACTACTCCATCTGCTACTACTCTTACTTTTGGTTCTTCTGTAGATATAGGTAGTATTATTAGTATAGGAGATATGGTGTATTATGGGTCTACTCCTAGTCTAGGTGGTCAAGTAACAGCAATATCTGGTCAAGTTGTAACAATTGACACCACTGTAAGTGGAGGTAGTGCTCCTAGTAATGGTGACTTTATATTATATGTCAAAAACACAGTAGCAGAGTCACACGGTGTATTAGGTCATTATTGTGAGTATGAGCTCACTAACACCTCTACATCAAAAGTAGAATTATTTTCAGTAAGTTCTGAAACAATGAAAAGTTTCCCTTAAATTAGTATATTTGCATATGATTAAGATAATACTCGCAATCCTTAACATCTTTATCCTTCAATACGTATTTGGTTTAATTATTCCTTTAGAGGGGGCATACTTAGCTGTTGTTGATCCATTAACCGCATCGCTTATTATAAGTGGTGTTACTAAGTTAGCTAGTTCTGGTTTTAGTTTAGCACAAGCGTCAAGAGCTAAAAAAGATATGATGAAAGCAGAAAAACAAGCTTCTAAAGCTGTTAAAAAAGCCTATCAAAGAGCTGGGGTTAATCCTCAAGAAATGAGAACTATTGATCCTATGTTATATGAAACAGCAGGTGAAAGAATAAGTCAAGACTTATCTACTGCTTTAGAGATTACTGCTGGAGATGACCCTAGATTACAAGCAGCAATGGGTAGTAAATTAGCCCAGCAATCAGCAAGAGAAAGACAAAATTTAGAGTTACAAAAAAGAAAAGATATTCAAGCATTAGAGTCTGATATAGCTACGGGTGAAGAAAATAGACTGCAAAGATTAGCTAATTTAGATTTAGCACAAGCTAGAGGGTTTCAACAGCAAGCAGCAGATGCTCAAGAAAGAAGAGTGGCTGGTCAGCAACAAGCTATAGGTTCTGCTGTGTCTATTATAGATGATTATACTGGATTAATAGCAGCAGGAGTATCACCACAACAAATTCAAAAAGGTTTTCAAACTAGTTTTGGTGGAGGAGCTCAACAAGCTGCAGCTGTACCGTCACAGTTTGGCGTAACTCCTTTTACTCCGCCAATAGGAGCTCAAAGTCAGTTATTAAATAATACGCAACAACCTGATGTAAATATTTTTGATTTATCATTAAGTGGCCCACAAACAACAATGCAGCCTACAACTTTAGGTTCTGGTAGTCAGTTTTTAGACCCTAATTATCAGCCGCCAATGAATATGTTTGGAGTTTCTTTGTCAGGACAACAACCTTTAATGCCTGGAATGCAAGGGTTAAAACTACTTTAAATTATGTCAGCACCAGGAATAGGTTACGTAAAAAGAGATGTAGATAAAACTACTATAGACTGGAGTGCAGTAAGCTCTAGTATTACAGGTGCTTTAGGTGAGGCTTTTACAGCAGCACAAAAACAAAGAGCCGAGGTTGAGTTGACAGACCAAAAAATGGCTGGTGAAATACAAAACCTGCCTAAAGGAGCAACACCAGATCAAAGTAAATACTATGCATCCGCTATTCAAAATATTGGCGATGCTAATCAAAAAATAAAAGAGCAGTATGAGAACGGTGACATTAGTGCTACTCAGTATAAAATAGCTGTTAACTCTCTTAACACACAGTATCAAATATTTAAAAATAACGCTATATCTTATCAAGATGCTTATACTAAATACAAAGAAAAAGTATTGGATGAAAACTCTGGATTAGTCACTAATCTTTTTGCCACTACTGTAGATACTATGGCTGGTATGAATAAGTCAGTTAACTGGAATCCTGAAACTCAAATGCTTGAGTCTACTTATGTGGTAAATGGACAAACAATTACCACACCAGTAACTAATGACTTAGCAATGATGAGTTATGAAAATAAAAAGTTTGATCAGAAAGCTATTACCAATGCTGATAACTCTTTTGCTAAAAAGGTTTTTGAAACTGTAGATGTAGAAGGCAATGTAACTTACTCTGCTAATTATAAAAGTAAAGAATTTCAAGAAGCTTTACAAAATTACGTGTCAGGACTTACTAGTGATGCTAATGGAATACAAGCATTAGAGTATTTAGGAGCAAGAAATTATGAGTTAACTTTAGAAGCACCTACTAAAGATAATCAAATACAAGTAAGAATTGATAAAAGCAGCGGTTTACCAATAGCAACAGATGTTGCTGCGGTTAAAAAGCTAGCTCAAGATGGCTTAAAGAAGGATATAATAGCTGGTTTAGATACTACTTATAAACAACAAGAAGGTGGTAAACAATATGATGTTTTCTTAGAAAATAAGAAGCAATTAAAAGAATATCAAGATCAACCAACTGAAGAAAATTTAAGAGGAGTTTTAGATTATTTATCTAAATTTAATCCTACAAAATATGTTAGTAAGTCTCAGGGTATAAGAGACAACCTTAAAGTAGCAGTAGAAAAACCTGACCCTGTAAGTGGAGTTGTTATTGAAGAAAAAATATCTTTTGCTGATTATATTAAAGATAAACCTGAAGCAATGTTTTTTGAAAGAGATAAACAAGGAAGATTTGTTCCTGTTCAAATTGATAGTTTTAACAAGCTGTTAAATTATATGAATAAAGAGGCTGGAATAGAAAACAAAGAGATGTCTGCATTTGAAGCTAGATATGATAAAGAATTTGATGAATTTGGAGTTCCAATACCATAAAATATGGCAAGTTATAAAACACCTAACGGCAAAATTGTAGAAGAATCTATTCTTAGAGAAAAGTATGGTTCTCGTTTTGACGAACTCGTAAGTAATGGTACTTTTACTTTAGAAGCAGAAGAGGTTGTAAAAAAAAAAGATTTAGATTTTCCTGTTCAGGAGGAAGTTACGGAGTCTATTACAGAAACTCAAACAACACCTACTTCCTCGGAATCCTCAGAAAGAGTTATTGAAGTAGAGTTAGAAGACCCTAAAAAATCATTTGATTCTGAAGTCTTTAGGGAGATGACTCCAGAAGAAAAAATATCCACTGGAACTGATGATTACAATTATTTAGAAGAAATAAAAAATTCAGCTGTTGGTGGTTGGTATGCAGGAAGTAGTGTTGATGAAGCCTTTGACGTTTACAAAGAAGGTAAGGATATATCTGGTGAAGACTTACAAGAGTATATTAAAGCTGCTGATAAAATATCAAGCATTCCTCCAAGTAGAGATATGCAAGAATTTATAAAGATAAGTGATGAAGCAGGAGGAGGTGTTTGGGGTTTTGTAAAGGGAATATCTCAAACTGGTAGTGCTGTTATCCCTCAAGTCATTGCTCAGTCTATGGTAACAATGGGTAGATCTTTGGTTGATTCAGAAGAAGTTGCTGGAACAGCTCTTTTGTCAGCTGGCGCTGGAGCTGCAACTGGAGCCGCTATTGGATCTACTGGTTTTAGCCTTGGGCCTTTAGGTGTTTTAACAACTGCAGGTGGAGCAATTGCTGGCACTATATCTGGTTTTATTGGCGGTTTAACAGGAACAATGGAAACTGGATTAGTTTTAACAGAGTTCTTAAAAGAAGAGTTAGGAGATAAAGAATTTAATGAAGAAAACATTAGAGACATACTAGAAGATGAAGAACTGTTTAATAAAATGAAACAAGATGCAGTTCGTAGAGGAATTACTATTGGATCAATTGAAGCTGCTACTGCAGGATTATCTAGAGGTATAGCGACTAATTTAGCAAAAAAAGGATTAGACGCCCCTAAAATAGCTGCCAGAATCACTCCTCTTGAAATGGCAGGAGGGGGCCTTGGAGAAACAGGAGGTAGATTAGCTGCTGGTCAAGAATTAAGTGCTACAGAGATAGGTCTTGAAACTATTGCTGAATCTAAAGGTTTGATAAATGTTTCAGATGTATTGTCTAAAGCTCAAAAACAACAACCTACATATACAATAAATGGAGGAAGAGCTTCAAAGCAAAATGTTATAGATTTAATTAATTCTTTAAATAAAGAAAATATTAAAGAAACGGTAGCAAAAATAAATATTAAAAATGACCCAGAAACATCTACACTGCTACAAGATAAATTAGATGAAATTTCTTTAGAAACTCAAATACCTGATAATATTGCTAATCCTGAAACAAGGACTAAGTTAGTTGAGTTAGAAAAAGAAAGAAAAAGTTTAGAAAACAATACAACTCAATCTGCAAAGAATAGAGTAATAGAAATAGATAACCAAATTAAAAACTTACAACAAGATGCCATTCAAGAGCAAGAAACAGGAGATATATTTGATGCTGAACCAACCGAAAGTGTACAAGAAGTGGAAGAAGAAGTACGGGAGCCTTCTATCGAAACGGAAGAAGAAGTAGTTGAAAAAGTTAGTAATCGAAAATCTCGTATTGATTCAAAACCTGAAATATTCGGAGACTTTCATACAGATTCAAAACTACCCTATGGAAAAGCTGAAATATATGATATAACACCACCTGACAATAAAGGTGTTCAAACAGCTCAGTATAATAATCCTAATACAGGAACATTAGATGTAATAATAAGTAGTAGCGGTACGAGTACAAACTTTGTTGGATTTACAAGAGTTTACGAAGGAGGTAAGCCTACTAATAAGTTTACAGCAAAAATGGAGTCTACTGGTGATGCTTTTAAAAATATGATTACCAGTGCTGAGTCTACACTCCCTCCAGGAAGTGAGGTTGTTGAAACTACATCCATATCTTTAGGAGGAATTAATGCTTACGAAAAATCTAAAATTTTAAAACCAAAATTAGATAGTGATGGCAACGTTGTAACTAACCCTACTAAATATAGTAGTGCTACAAAAGAGTCTGTTGCAGAAAAAGGAAAAGCAGCATATAATCCATTTGAATCAAGTAATCAAAAAGAAATAGATGCTGAAATAATTAAAATTAAAAAAGCTAATCCTGAAATAAATGTAAGAGTCGAGGAAGTTGAAAGAAAAGGACCTAAAATTCCTCCTCCACCTCCTGGTAGTAAACCAAGAGTAACAAAGAAAAATATTATTATTGATTTACCTGTGTATGAAACTACTCAAAAATCAGAACAATTAGAGAGTGAAACTACTATTGAAGAAACTCCTACTGCTGAAGTGGTTAAACAAGAATTAGGCATAAATGAGGAGGTTAAGGTTTATGATAATATAAATGACGACTTAGAAGTGTTTGGGGAGTTTACTAAAAATGTAGAGTCTGGAAAAGACTTAGCTAATATACCAGTAGAAGTTCAAAATATTATTGATTTAGGTCAAAGATTAGACGAGCAAGGGGTTACTGTTGAAGTCACTAGAGATCTGGGTATTGTTGATGGAAGACAAATACTAGAAGTTACAGCAAGTAATGGAGAAAAGTTTTTAATGTATAAGTCTAAAGGAACTGGAACAGGTGCGGCTTCTAAAGGTAAATGGGTTCCACTTCCAGGTTTTGCTAAAGATGGGTATTTTATTAAAGGTGCATTCAATCCTGAAACAGGAAAAACATTTATACCAACTGGACCATTAAGTGACGTAAACAACCCTAAGTTTAACAAGTATGGTAGTGAAACATTTAAAAAGTTAGCAGAACAATTAGAAAGTGAAACTACCGTTGAAGAAACTCCTACTACTGAAGTGGTTGAAGAAGAAGTAGTTGAAGAGGTAGTAGATGATAAGGCAAAAGGGGAGATTAAACCTGTAGAAGCAGACATAGTTCTTCCAACGGGAAATAAATTTAAAGATGATATTACAAGGTTTAAAAAAACTTTTTTAACAGCTCGTAGGTTTTTACCTAAGGCTTGGTATGACATCATTCAAAATAAAACAGCTCAAGTTCAAGGAGATGTTGATGAATTTTCTAACTTAAATAGGGATTACAATAAAGCTATTAATAAAATAAAAGATAAAAACGAAAGACAAGCTACTGAAGAAGCTGCACAAAAATTATTAGTTGGAGAAGAAGTAGAAATAAATGAAGAGGTTAGAGATATTATAACTCAAATGAGAGAAATGATAGATTCTTTTTCAAGAAAACTATTAAATGACCCAACAATAAGTAAAGAAAATAAGGAAATTATAAAATCTAATTTAGGAACTTATCTTACTAGAGCTTATAAGATATACGATAATAATAACTGGAGAGGACAAGTAGAAATGGGTCTTCAAGATGACATACTCAACTCTGCTAAAGATTACTTAAGGGGTCAAATAAAAAGAGAAAATCCTGGATATTCAGAAGCTCAAGTAGAAAAGGATGTAGAGCTAGCAGTACAAGAAATATTAAGAGGAAAAGAAGGTTCTAAATGGTTGTTTGGAACTGAAGTTCAAGGAAAAAATCTTAAAATATTAACTCAAAAAAAACAAATTCCTCTTCAAATAAGAATGTTGATGGGTGAATACACTGATGTAGCTCAAGCTTTCGCAAAAACAATTATTAATTTATCTTCCTTAACAAACACAAGTCAAATGTTAAGAGATTTAACTGCGGTTGGTTTACAGACTGGAATATTAAAAACAAAAGACCAAAGAACACCTGAATTTAACTATCAAATAAAAGGAGACGGAAGTAAAGCTTTTGAAGAAATAGCAGGTCTTTATACCACTAAAGAAATAGCTGATCAATTTAATGAAATGACTGAGCAAAAACCTGTTCCTCCAGGACTTGCTCTTTGGTACAGGATTGTGTCACTTAATAAATACGGAAAAACAATATTATCTCCCCAAACACACGCTGTTAACTTTTTTAGTAACGTAGGATTTGCTTTTGTTAACGGTTATGGAAATGTACAAGAGCTTTCAAAAGCATATGAAGCTTTTAGAAACTTAACAAGAGGTAAAAAATTTAATAAAGAATTATATAATAAATACATTAGACTTGGTTTAATAGATAAAAGTGTAGGTCTTTCTGAAGCTAGAGAATTATTTAATAATGAAACTTTTGAAAGTGCAGTTCTTAGAAATATAGATAAAAAAGGAAATAATGTATTAAGTAAAATAACTTCAAATCTTAAAAAAGGATTTAAAAAATTTGCTGAAAATCCTTATCAATCTGAAGATGATTTTTGGAAAATATATGCTTTTGAAAATGAAAAAATAAGATATTCTAATTCTCTCTATAATAAAAAACCAAGTGAGTTAACTGAATCAGAACTTTCTAAGGTAGAAAAAATAGCAGCAGAAAATGTTAAAAAAGTTTTACCCTCTTATGATCAAATACCAGCTGGTATAAAAAAATTAAGAAGTTATCCTATAGTTGGTTCATTCGTTTCTTTTCAATATGAATCTTATAGGACGGCATTAAATACTATAAAATTAGGTATGTCTGAATTGAAGGATCCAAAACTAAGATCAGCTGGAGCAAAAAGAGTTGGGGGCTCAATAACATATGTTGCAGCTAGAAACGCACTATTAGGTTATTTTGGCAAAGCTGCAGGAATAGGTATAGCTGGAATAGTAGGTTCTTTAAAAGCTGAAGATGATGAAAAAGAAAAAAAGAGATTAATGAAAAGGTATTTATTTGAATGGCAAAAAGAATCTGATATACTTCCTTTAGACATAAAGGATGGTAAATTTTCTTTTATTGACATATCGGGATCAGACCCACACGGAGCTATAAACAAAACTATTAATGGAATGACAGACGCTAAATCTCTTGGAGATGCGGCTATAATAGGATTTACAGAATCGACAATAAAACCATTTTTAGGTGGAGAAATGACAGCTATTTTACTAGCAGAAGTTCTTAGCAATAAGAAAAGTAAAGGAGGACAAATATATGATAATGGTGATCCAGATGATGTAAAGTATGAAAAACAAGTGAAATACATAATGAAACAAGTTAAGCCTAGTTTTTTTAGACAATACGATAAAATTATAGAGTCTGACGAAAAACTAAGCACAGCAGGTCAAATGGCTGTTGGTTTAAAAAAATATAACTTAGACATTAATAAACAGTTTGGTTTTAAAGCTTCTTCATTTAAATACGATGGACCTTCTAAAACTAAATCTGCTTACAAAAAAGCATATAATAAAGCTATTGAAAAAAATGCATCACAGGAAGAGTTAAACCAACTATATGAAAAATATAAAAAAGAATATGATGAAAGATATAATGAGTTTTATTTAGACTATATATCTGCTAGAGATATTTTTGGGGTAAAACCTAAAAAGTTAGTCAACACAATGACTAACAGAGGGGTTAGTAAAACTAAAATTAGAGAAATAGTTTATGGAAATCTTCCTACTTTACCTAAAAACCCAAATAAAAAAGCTACAAAAAGAAAGTCTAGAGTTACTGCCTTTTAATCTGTTTAACTTTTTTTAACAAACCTTAGTCATAGGTATCACAAAGTAGTATTATAACTAAATTAAGGGATGACCACTTGCAATATCTGCAATCAATCCTTTCCCGATAATTATTTTCCATCTGCTGGAGTTAAAAACGGTAAGAGATACAGACGTAAGCAATGCTCTAAATGTTATGGGATAAAAAAAAGACATCGTAGGTATGTTAACCAAAGGTGGCTTAGAGAATTAAAAGAAACAATGTCTTGTGAATCTTGTGGGTATTCTAAAGATACACACCCTAAATTCTGCACTCAAGCTCTTGAGTTTCACCACTTTGAGAATAATAAATCATTTGAAGTTAGTAATGGCGTGCACAGAGGAATGTCTATTAAAAAACTTCAAGAAGAAATAGACAAATGTAAAGTTCTTTGCTCTAGATGTCACGTAGAAGAACATTATTCTTCCTGATCAATTAGTTCATTTAGTATTTTAATTAAATTTTTGCAAGATTTATTGACGTTGTCTTGGTTTTGGTCCATTAAATTTTCATATATGTCATCAGTAGTGTCATTAATCATTTTAGTTATAAAGTTGACATATGTGACGTGATGTCTCACTGCTTGAGGTCCATTGTTAGTAAAAACTCATCCCCTAATTTTCTATCTATTGTTTTTATTGTTCTATAAATATCAATGCTTTTTTTTCTCACCTCATCTTTTTCATATTGCTTTGAATCAGAACCTAAATGAGCATATAAACTACAATCAATCTCTAACAACTTGTCTATCTTATCTTTATCGGTCCAAGTTTTGAACTCTAATATTTTTTCAATGTCCTCAAATTTATATCTCATTTAAAATTGATTTAAGTTTATATTTGTTATACGCTGCTATTTCTGCTTTATTTAAATCTTCTTCTTTATATTCAGGAATAAAACCATAATCCATTTCATTTAGGTGATAAGGTTCATTCTTACTTCCCAAAGAACATCTACAATGAGCTGTATTAACAGCATAAATATAAAAATTTCTTTTAATAAAAGAAACTGAAAAACCATATCTATTAGCTACTTTTTCTATGCTTACACCTTTTACTAAAGAGTGTTTTATGTTTTTAATATCTGTTTCTGAAGTATGGTGTTTTAATTTATAATCAGATTTCATTTAAAATTAATTTTTCGTTTATTAAATCTAAGTAATCATCACAATCTATTTCCCTAATGTCTGTAAAAGAATAAACTTTATTAGATAGTTTTATACAGTCTACAGAAAAAAATGTAGGATCTGGGGTGTGTACAACCCCACCATAAGTGCAACTATGTTTGGGAGTTAAAGTTTTTAGATTTTTATTAATTAGCTTGGCTATTTTTAAAGATTTTGTCATAGGGAATTCATCCTGGAGCTTAATAATAAAATTATCCTGGACTTCATATAAATTACCCTTTGTAGACTTCTGTGTCAAATCCTTGTTTTTTAAGTTCTTGTATTCTATACTCTTGTAGTTTAGTTAATTTAGTATGTGGTCTTTTAACCTCCAAAAATAATACCTTTCCATCTTTTAAAGCTAATAAGTCAGGTATTCCATTCTTATTAGTTAAAATTAATTTCACAACAAAATAACCCTCTTCTTCAAGTTGTTTTATTTTCTTGTTTTGTATTTGACTTTCTTTCAAAATATAATTTACGTAAACTGCTTCCTAATTCGTAGTCATTAGGATACTTTTTAATAAAGTCTTTTAATAACTTCAAGCAGTCTTTCATTTCAGTAAATTTACGGAATTATATTTATGTAGTTCGTAAAAGTATTTGGTAATTTTTTTATTGTTATTAAACTCTGTTCTATATGGAGCAAACTTAGGTACAATTTCTGAAGTAATAATTTCTTCTTTTAACTCATTTAAATTATATAGATAAATTCCAGATGGATCTTTAACTAAATAAAAAGCATTCTTACCAAGAGCTTCGCCTACCATTAGTAAATTATAAAATTTATCTACTTGTATATAGTGAGTCTCATAAACAGCGTCTCTTATTTTAATTTCAATAACAGATTTATCAGTCTGCGCATCAAATACTTTATAGTCATTTTCAGTAGGTTTTAAATCGCTATTGTATTTAACGTTTAAATCTTTAATTAATTCAAGTTCTTTCTTTTTCATTTCCACTGGTTTCTACCCACCAACATTCCAATAATTGCATAGTTAGCTATATCAATAAACGTGTCTTCTTGACTTTCACCAGGAACATAATTTTTTCCATTCTTAATTAAATTCTTTAACCTGCTTATCTTGTCAGTTAATCTAATCGACAAACCTGTCAAAGCAAACTTTTTGTCTTCAGGCTTCTTTAAATCACCGCCCAATGCGATATTATTTAATCCATAATCCATTTGCTTTCTTGCAAATAATTTATACATCTCCTGCTGTATCTCCTTGAACTCTTTAGATAACTCAGGATATTGTTTTTCAAATATTTCTATCTCTGTCATTTTATTTTGTTTTTATAACTTAAATAAGCTCTTTCAATACTAAATCCAGATCCACATTTAGTACAATCGCCTTTAAAATAGTTGATATACTCTTCTCTAGGAATACAATACCAGTTATTAGTATATGGATTAAAATGGTATACTAGATTGAATTGATTCATAATCTCTTTTAAAATGTCTTAACGTATAATCTTTTTTATTATTTACTGCTTTGTATATCATCTTCTCAATACCTTTCTCAGAAAAAACCCAATATATTTTATTATACAACCTATCTTTAGTAGTCATACGATCACGGCTCTGCCAATAACTAGTAGCACTAAAGTCAATATTGTAATATACTAAATACTTGGCATTTCTTAGTGATATTCCTTCTCGACCACTTACAATTTGTAATGCAATGTTTTTATCTGTACTGTCAAACTCATCTAAAGTAGTACATAAATTTTCTCCAAACACTTCTTTCAATGCTTTTAACTCTGCTTGAAACTTATAAAAAATACCAATCTTTATTCCTTTAAATTTTTCTTTTATAAACTTAGCTTTACTTAAATCTAAAACCGTTGAGGTGCCACTCTCAAACTTAACTGTACCACTACATAACTGATGAATTTTACTCATTAATTTTACTGGTGTATCGCCAAGTATAAATTCTCCATTTATCTCAAAAACCTTGTCTTTTTGTAAGATTTTTGTAATTTCTTGAACTTTTTCGTCAATTTTTACTAATAAAACCTCTTCGTCTACTTTTGATTTAAACCCTGCTTGTTGCTGAGTATAAGACAAAGTATATGGCTTCATCAAATCTATAATCTCTTGCTTGCCCTTACTGTAATCATTGATGTCATAACCATTTATTTTCTTTTTAGTTACGTTGACATATCTGTGAGCAAACTTATAAAAGTTTTTACAATCGTAAAAAGGATTGGATTTAGCTCCATAAACTTGATGATACATTTGAGAATAACTCTCTGGAGTAGGTGTCCCTGACATTAATATTAAATAAGGATTGTGTGATTGAACTAGCTCCTTGACATTCTTAGCTCTTTTGCTAGGCTTAGGAAAAGCAGCAATAGAATGTGCTTCATCACAAATAATAACATCCCAATCGTAAGTTCCTATTTTATGTAAGCTTTCATAGTTAATAACTTGAAGATTGAAACCAGGATTCAACATACTATAATCTGATTCAATACTACTAATGGCTTTTTTCTTAGTTATGAATAACACATTATTAATGTCAAGCTCCTTACATATTCCTAAAGAAGTTAAAGTTTTTCCTGTTCTAACCTCCATAGATAGATACAATAGTTTATATCTATTTAATATATCTAAACCTTTATTAATAATATTTATCTGATAATCTCTAAACTTCATAATAATTTTTGAATTTTAGAACACTTTTCATAATCTTCCAAGTCCATAAAGTAATCAAACATCATCTCTATCACATATTTATTATCAGGATACTCTGGATCGTGAGCAAACAATATATCTAGATTAACTACATCAAATTCAATTTCATCTATAATATCTTCAACAGTCATTCCTTCTACTATTATTTTATAACTATTTATAAATGCTTGGTGAATTCTATCTGGATCAGTTAATCTTTTCATATATCTAATTTACTATTATATTCTGCTTCGTGTTTACTTCTTATTCTTATCCACTTTCCTTTCATATCCTTACCCTCATCAGGACTAACTCCTGTTTTAAATACTGCGTAAGAGTTTAGCCATTGATAAAACTTAGTTCTAGAAACAGTCATTTTGGCTTTTGGAGCAAAGTCTGGATTCTCAGAAATAAAATCCATATATAATTCTTGTTTATATATTTTATGACCATTGTCAAAATCTTCATTAGGACTCTTCCCGTCTAATAAACCACACCATTCAATAAATTCGTGACAAGTTTCAGCAGATAACTGACGTATCTTAAGATTAACAAAAGAGCTTTTAACTAATCCTTTATTCATATAAAACTGTAGGCAATATATCATATAGTTATCAAACCTACACCACTCATCAGCACTCCAGTCACCAAACATCAACTTACCAAACTCATCATATGGAGTGAATGACTTATTATAATATTGATTTAATTCTAACTCCCACTTCCTTCTTTCAAAAGAGTTACCCTTTCCTTTTATTGCATAGTTAGTAGTGATAGCTACCTTTGGTGACTTTTTAAAAGGTATCTTAATAGCATCTTTATTTTTCTTCTCTAAGGTTAATCCTTCAGTAATCACACTAAACAATCTCTCAAAGTCAAAGTGTTTTCTAACATCATCAAAACAAAGTATTTGAGTATCTGCTGATACTAATTGATAAGCAAAAGATTTTTCAAAGTTGAATCCTTTTCCATCAATAACTACTAATTTTTTCATATGTTGTAAAGCATTCATAAATAAACCCTTACCCGTTCCTCCTTCTGGATTATCACTAATTACCTCATCATTTAAAATCACTGCTGGGCAGTAAGATAAATTCTTATAACCGTGCATTAAATAACCTATAGTACTTTCAGTAGACTCTATTCTTTTGTCATCTTTAGCACATATATTAGATACAAATTTTTTGTAATCACACTCAATAGACTCGCAGTCTGTGTAATCTCTATCAATAACGTGGTCTTTCCAAACGTAACCACCTAAATCAATATAGTCTATTGGTGTTACGGTATCGTTGGTTATTTTAACTGCACAGTTTTTATAATATATGTAAGACTCGTTCTTGGTGTCTTCAATAAAGAATACATCTATAGAATCTAATAAGGTTAAAAATTCTTCTCTAAAATATTTAGTGTGTTCAGCAAAATAATTATACACCTCTATATCATCAACAGTGAGTAAATGCCTTAATATAAAATCTTTAATCTGCTTTTCAGATGCGTGATCTATTAAATTATTAGTGACCTTTACAAAGACATAGTTTTTACTACCCTCTGGATTGTATTTATAAAAACCATTATCTTCTAAAAACATTTTAAATTTTAAATGAAATATTTTTATAACACCCTTTTTGTTCTTGGTCCAAAACTTATTATCAAAACCTTCCTCCTGGATTTTATCAATGACGTTATCTAAAACTTCCTCATCTATATCCTCAAAGTATTTTTTGATATCTGTCTTAGACTTACCTTTTAATACATTTGATTTAATAGCATTCAATGTGTCTGAGTCTTCATAAACTCTTGTTCCAAAATTAGATATATTGGCATACGCAGAGTCAATAGTCCTTTTTATCTCATTTAAATTAAAATCTTGAGACTGAAATCCATTTAGTACATACTCTGCAAGTGACTTTTCAATACCAAAGTCATTAAATGATGAAGCTAATATAAAAGCATTTTGATTTCTTTGTCCCTCATTCATTGGATACTTTTTCTCCCACCACTTAACTAGTATATCCACAATCTTGGTTTGATCGGTAATCGGTATGGTAATTTCTTTTTTGTCTATTGCGGTAGGTGTATCTATTATTTTATCCCACAATAAAGATTCTTCATTAACGTAAACAATAGGATCATAACTCTCATAACATACTCTTGAGATGTTTTTAGAAGTACTATCAAAAAAAGGTGAGTCAAAGTATTGTTGCAGGGATAAAAAATATTTTACGTGTAAATCAATATCAGAAGGGACCCTGATTAAAACCTTGAGCCCCTTTCCTGATGGAGAGATGAAAACACAATAAACATACTCATCCTTAATTAATTTTTCTCTATGCTGATGTAGTTTCTTTTGATTGTCATACTTATCAAAGTCCAAACATATCAAACCACTATGCTCTAAAATCGAATCATCATTCCTTTTATTAAACTTACCACTAAAACAAATAGCAGGTAGTTGTTGTTTTAATTCGTTTATTTTTTTCTTATCTTTCTCGGTTCTGATCTTTTTTATCAAGTCCTGAGAACGACCATCTCTTATTCTATCTATAATGTCATTTACTGGCAAATGAAAAGGCTGGGTGGTGTCCTTTATGTTTTTAAATATTGTTATGACGTTTTGTGACATATTTGTGACGATTTTGTGACGATTTAATTTTATCTAACTTATTGATATATAGTTATTTATATATATTTATGACGGTTTTGACGATTTTAATAAGAAAAAATAATAAAAAGAATAGTATAGTATACCCTATGAAGTTTATTACAAAATATTTTAAAAAAATCGTCATTTCCGTCACATTTATAAATTTAGAAAGGAACTTCTTCTTTTGTTTCTTTCTTTTTAGTAGGCTCAAAAGTGTCTAGCTCCACATATTGTTTACCAGACTTAGATGTGTTAATATTTAAATTAACCCAACCATTTTTTGCGTTTTCTTTTAAGAATACTACTGCATCCTCAACTTTAACTGCCATTGAACCAACAACCCAGTCAGGTTGATTTTCACGAGTTTTAAATAAAAACCCATCAGCAAAAACTTTCTCTTTGCTCATAACTATATATATTTAAATTATGTCTACAATATAACCTAGTGTAGACTTCTAGGTAAGCTCTTCTTTGATGAAAAACTCATCTATGTTCTCCGTCGCATCTTTACTAAAGAATTTATTATAAATCTCTAATGCTCTCTCTACCTTTTCTTCTCCGCTTTGAATAAAAGAATCAGTAGGCTCATAGACACCTAACATCTTTGTGTTCTTGTCTATTACATAAAAAACTACTGGAACACCAAATATTTGTTGGTATATATAAGACTGACTATCATAATTATACTTTTTGGCAGAGTACTTAAATTTAGATATGTCAGAAGTTGTTTTAAGATCAATAATATAATCTGATGCTAATATATCTGCTTTACCTTTCCAATTAGCACCTTTTATGGTTTTAATCCCAGGAACCTCATACATATTAAACTTACTGTATATAAACTCATAAAAATTAAAATTACTTTTCATAACAGAAACCAAACTATCTATGTGTTCTGCTTCTGACTTTAGTAAAGCAATAGATAATCCGTGTTCTTGTATTTGATTCTTATAGTTTTTTGTATTTCTTGATGTTGAATCTATAATAACAAAATCATCTTTTTTATGTGGCTCTATCATAGATACGTGAAAGTATCTACCCTCTATCATAGGTTTGGTTTCTCCTTTAGCTTTTCTAAAAGAGCGTGGATCATTTAATAAACTGTATATATCAGAGTTAGATAAAAACTGTTTACCAAAATCTCCATAGTATTCTTTATCTTCTTGTAATTTGTATAAAGTTTCTTCTTTACTAAACATAAGTCTTGATTGTTTTAAGAGCTTCTGATGTTAACTGATACTTTTGCTTTAATCTTTTTACTACACCATCAAAACCTAGATGTTTATTGTCTACTACATACTTTAGGCAATCTTCCCACTTATCATCTCCAAGATCTAAACTAGCTTTTTGAGTAGCCTTCTTGGTAGATTTTTTACTAGGAACTAAGGCCTTTGACTCTGACTCTGGTAAATCTTCACCTGCATATATATAAAGACCTAATCCGTGTCTTGCTATAGCTTTAGTTAAACTTCTTTGAATACTTTTATTAACATCAAAGGAAGTAATTTTATCTATTGTAATTGACTTGTTTCTATAATCCATAACAGGAAGATATTCAATAAGCTCTATGTCTCCAATCGTAACACCTGTTTTAACCCAAGCCGTTTTACCATCGTGATGGTAACATAATCCATCTGTATTCTCATAAATAGTATAAGTAGCATCAGGACACGTCTTTTTAGTTTCGCTCCAAGCCCAGGCCCACGATAGATAGGTCAAGCCATTTTTATTCTCAACGTGTTCATTTACGTTGATGGATGATAATTTTTCAAATGTGTTTTTCATTTTTGATTTGATTTAATTGTTTGTTTAATTTACTGTACTTACTTAGTACATTCTCTTTTTGGTTTTTATAATTCCTAACTTGTCTGGTATTACCATCTTGATATGCATTTCTTGTTCTTATAAATAGTTTATCTAATTTATATTCCAAGTCATTCATTAGTACGTTTAATCTACCTACCACCCAGCCTTCATTATAAAATATTTGATACTCTTCATTAGTTATCTCTTGATAATTTTCTCGATGACATCTAACAATGTAGTATTTATCTTTTAATCTATCTATCTTCACACCTTTATGCATAATAGCTTGATTAATCTTACTATTATCCATATATATGGCAGATCGAATGTTTTTAGCTTGATTCCAGAGATCTTCTATACTGAACATTTTAATTCTTTTACAAGATTCCTTAAGTCACTATCTACTCGCATTTCATTCTTAATTTTCTCTTGTCCATATAATATATTGGAATGAGCCATTTTATGATTGTGCTCACTAAAAATGTAATCTTGGATGTAACAAGGTCTTATATTTCTATCCTTACACAGATAGAAATAAATTTGTCTTGCATCAATATGATTTCTCTTTTTGGATTTATTAAATAGACTCTCGGCTGGTACTTGTAGCTTTTCTACTACTACCTTTTCTATTTTTTGGAGTGCTTCTTCTTTCGTCATTTGATTGTATTAAATTGTAGTACTCATAGTCATAAAAAGACTGACTATTCATTGTAATTAAATTTTCGTAATTTCTTTTACTTTGTCCCATTTTAGTTCGCTAATATAATATTTGTCAATGAAATATCCAAATTTAGTCAGATATTTTATCTAAAAATATTTGTAATCTTCTGATTTCCTGTTGGTTAGGTCGTGTTTTTAATTTTTCTTTTAAAATTAGGTCAGTTACCCAATTTACTTTACCTCCCTTAATTGTTGTAGTACTGTAGTATTCCATTTTTCTATAATTTGTTCATTAGTTGAATCGTCTATATAATAAGTATATCCATTCATTTCAATAAATATACTGTTTTTTGATCTTACATCTATTTTCATAAACTCCATTGTTTTAATATTTCTATACATAATTGGTGAGGAATTTTACTTCTTTCGTGGTTTCCTTTTAATTTTTGTGTACCTCCAGTTTGAGTTCCTCTAGGTGAGGCATCGTGATGGCAATGTCTATCTATAACCTCTCCTTCAGGGTTAGAGCTGTAGTCATACTTGAAAGGTTTACACATTGGTTTAGGTTGCCAATTTAGGTTGTTAGTCCATATATCCGTTGGTTTCATCCTGTCATCTCCATATTTACAGTAACTTACTGTGTGTCTTATGTGTTTTATTTCATCCCAATGAGGAGCTTTTCTCATCTTTCCTCTTGGATTCTCTATATACCATATCAAATTAGGGGTGATACTTTTAAATACATTTATTATATATAAAGTTGCTTCTAATAATTCTATTCCTAGTTGTGCAGAGGGAGTTTTAGGAGTAAATACTTCACCTTGCACCCAATTTCTACCTATACAAGCTACTGAGAATCCTGTACAGGGCGGACTTGCCCATAGAATATCAGGAACAAAAGGAACTTTATCTATGTCAAAATTCCTTATATCTGCAACATAGTCTATATCTGGGAAAGAATTTATGTCGGAAGAATAAACTTCATAACCTAACTCTTCACAAGCCTTACCTACGCTACGTGATCCTGCAAATAATTCTAATACTTTCATTCTTTATTATTTTGTACCCATTCTAAAACTAAATCATTTAAATCTTCTTTTATTTGTTCTAGCCTATAGTTTTGTCCTGGCGTTATATCTCCATATTTTAAATTAATTTCTTCAGATACTGAATCAAAAATAAATTCAACTTGAACATCTGTTATTTGTTCTATTATTTCTTTCATATTGTTAATCTTTCTTCTAGTTCGTTTATTAAATCTTCGTCTTCAAAGAAGTCATCACTTACATATACCTCAATGAATTCCTGTCCAGCTATAAAATCATCTACCAATATTTCAATTAAATTCTCTTTACACATAAAAACATTTTCTTCATTGTTCATATTTTTTACGTGACCACTTTTATCTGTCCAACCTAATATATATATATCATAACCATCAGCTGTCTCTGAACTATACATTACTACGTCTGGAGTTCCTACCCATTCATCAGTAAGCTCCACATAATCTGCTATTATTTTTCTCATAATAATAAATTTTAGTTGTTTATATATTTAATGACTCTATTAATGTTAAGTACTCATCGTAGTATTCATTGAATACATCTTGTGCTTGTTCTGTATATCTTATTGTCCCATCTTCATCTTCGTGATACATTAAGGGGTGATTATGATACGGGTTATATTTATCATCTTTAACACCAATCATACGACAAAATGATGGTATACTCCAATCTTTTTTTAATTGATTCTCAGCTAATTCGGATGCTAATTCTAATTTATTTATTTTGATTATTTCTCCCATTTTAATAAATTTTTATTTTCTTTTTTCCATTGTAGTATTTTGTCAGCACTTGGCCCCCAAGCATCTAACGTTCTAACTTCTGTGTGTTCTCCACACTGGGTGCATATATCTGTCCATTTGATAGGTGCACCACAACATTCTGATTCTGTCATTCTATTAGCTCTTTTAATTTTTTTACTAAATCGTATGGGGAAATTGTTGCGTTCTCCCACTCCCATATTAAATCTTCTATTTTTTCTTTCATTTTATTTCTTTTTT